CCGCGTGTTGCTTCTGACCTTTGGGGCCTGTACCAAATTCCACATATTGTGCATACTTTTTGTTGGTGTAACAGATGCCTACAATCTTTTCGCTGCTGGTTTCTATCGCCGTGTATATACTCCCTCTCAATTCCCCATCATTTACCGGGCATCTTGTTTTCGCCTCAGCCTGCACTGTTTTGATACTTTTTGATACCGCATCATGCATATTCACTGCTGCCGTTTTTTGAAACGCATCCGTAATTTCTTTTTTACCGATGATCACAGTTTTTCCACCTCCAGCGTAATATAGGTGTAAGGATAAATGGCAACGACCTTATAATCCGGATCATTGCCGCCGTTTACAGAAATACCGTCATTTACAGATACCGTCATACCTTCCTGAAACCGATATGACGTTTTGCCATTCTTGCCCGGTACTTCCGCATATTTCCCGTCAATCCTCAGGTTTCGGATAAGCGGAAGCCTGCTGCCATACATTTCTGCCTGTACTTTTCCACCGGCTGTCCACATTTCCGCCCGAAAACAAGAAGGCGGAGCATATTCTGTATATGTTCCACCCTCTGCATCTTTTTTCTGCACCACCTGGAAATGTTTGAATTCGCGAAGCCTATTCCTTTTCAGCCTCATAGGTCACACCCCCTACACGTACCAGCCGATACCGGTTCAGCACATCATAGATTCGCTTTGGTGCATTATCGAAGTTGTAAGATTCCCCTGCACCGGTTCTTGAAGATTCCCCCTCTGTTCCCATGCGGTTGATAGCGATCACGGCAAGATCACGCACCGTTTTCTTAAGTTCCGGGATCATCTTCTTTCGTCCGGTATACGCCAGCACCCAGTCTGTCGCATCTTCCAGGACAACTTCCACCAGCTCTTCATCTCTTTCGCCAGTCAGGATTTTGATTCTCTCAAAATCAGTCATTTAGACCACTTCCTTATCATCAGCCATTTGTAATCAGGCGAGCCATCGGGATTGCTTTCGGATCGAATTTAATGCTCCAGTTCGCAGTTGCAAACAGCTGTGCATCTGTAGGTGATTCAGTCCATCCGGATTTTGGCACCGCAAAGCTGAATCCATTTGGGTGAATCGTTTCTCTCATTCTGGTGATAAGTTCATCCTGACCGCCATTCTTTTTCGGATCACGGTTCGTTTCTACCGGAACATCCACACGGCCTCTTGCGGTACGGATCACCCCTCGTCCAAACAGATAGGTTGTGTATTTTTTCAGGTCCTTATTGTCCCCTGATCCACCGACAGCGGTGCATGGCACACCATCATCAACGATAACGGTATATCCGTTGGCAGAAGCGATATTCATTGGTCGCTGGATGCCATTTGCATCGGTATATTTCCAGTATTCCAGCAGCTGCTTATTTTCCAATGTTTTTGCAACATTGGAGTGCATGATTGCCAGGCCGAACTGGTCTTTGTGGTCTCCGCAAGCCAGAGTAGCCAGGTCATTGAGGTCTGTTTCTGCGATATTTCTTGCGGCAGATGAAGAAGAACACAGATCAAGCGTGTGCGTCTCATTCCATGTCTTGGCATTGCCGGAAGCTCCTGTGATGCCAAACACCGCATCTGTGATACCGATCAGACGTTTCTGTCTTCGTTTCTGCCAGTATTTCGCAACAGTGGCAACAATGTGTCCCATCGGGTCAGCCCCGGAAAGTTCAGCGGTGAAGTTGCGTGCAAAGAAGCCTTTTGCTCTTCCGTATACAATACCGCTCTGAGAACCGCCGCCAACTTCTGTTACCGTGATATCTGTCTGGCCATCATAATTCTGATCATCGCCATCCAGTGTGTCATAAAATGGAATGGTGTACAGATTTCCACTGCCGGCAATTCTGTTTGCAATTACCGGATCCTCTACTACCGCACCGGATTCGATCATCGCTGTGAGATATGGATCCGGTGCTTCGTTCCACATTTCCATAAATAACTCATCATCAAAAGGAATTCCAAAAATTGTTCCTGCCATTAGTTATTACTCCTTTCATTTCCCGGCCAACTGTTTATACAGTTCCGGATTTTCTGTTTTCAGTTTCAGTCTTTCTGTGTATCCCATCTTGGCATACGTTTCTTTCGTTACATTCTCCTGAGGTGCTTTCTTCGGCGGTGTTCCACCTTTCAGGCGTTCATTTACTGCTGCTTCTACTGCTTCCTGAAATGCTTTTTCTACCGCACTGATGGATTTGTTACAAGTGTCTGCATCTGCATAATTCAATACTTCTGCCAGGCTTACCGGCAATTTCTTTTCCACCAGAGTATTCTTAGCTTCTGCCATCAGTTCTTTTCTTGTGATCACAGCCTCACGATCCGAAAGCTCTTTTTCTTTTTTCTGCTGCATGTACGCAGCTTTTTCCTCTTTGTTCATTTTTGCAAGCTTCTCTGCTTCAGAAAGTCTATCATCCGTAAGAGCCTGCCATTTCTGCTGTGCATTACTTACTGCCGTATCAATCGCTTTCTGCACGCGGCGATCAAATTCTGCCTGATTTCCTTCTCCTTTCAGGAAATCATCGAAGCTCATTGGCCCTGTGCCTGCTCCCGGCTCTCCCTCGCCACCTGTTCCGGATCCACCGCCATTGCTTCCTTCGCCAGCCCCAGCACCGTCTCCTTCTGCGAAAATTTGCAATCTCATTGGCACTTTGCAGTTGCATACAAAAAATCTGTTTTTCATCTTTCTATCCTTTCCGCCCAGCCTATCCGTTCTCACGTCCGGGCCATTCGTGTTTTATGGATCATCCTGCTTCTTTTACGTCTGGCAGAAAAAGACATAAAAATAAGACACGTAACCCCGTGCCTTAAAGGGAGATACCTGGATCACCGCCTTCCTACGGATAACCGTCTGCCGTTGAACTGTACCGTGTCGCCAATCTGTGCCACTTCATCGCCAATCTTCACCCCCTTCAACTCTGCGTGTCCGTCTTTGTCCCGGTATAATAATTTGATTGTCTTGTAATTGATCCGGCTCGCCAGCCAGTTCGGTGCAAGCCTGTCTGCGTCTTTTGTGACGGTGTAGTGTTCTATCATTCCACAAACATCCAGTCATCTGCCAGCATATCAGCCTGAGAAGCGAGCCAGCCCATCTGTACACCGGAAGTCCCAACGAACGCCACCGCCATGTTGCCAATTGCATCATGCTCGCAGTTCACAATTTCTCCGTTTTGTGTTTTGTAAGAAATACCTGTTGCAAGCTGAATATACTGATTCTTACCATTCCAGCCTTCACGCTTTACTTTCTTACCTCTTTTCAGATATTTAATGGCTTCGCCAAAAGAAAACGTTGCTTTGCCGCCAAGTTCAGGGCAATTTGTTTCATCTGCAATAATCCATTCTTCTGAAACAATATTACTAAGCGTATATTCAACTATCTCTGTTTTTCTGATATCCATCTCAATGCCATCTTTTGTATGTATGATGATTGTTTTTCTGCTACCATCCCAGTACCAGTAACCGCCCCAGGATGGAAGTTTCACTTTTTCTCCATGTTTCATCAACTCAAATGCTTTCGAAAATTTCATGTTCTTATCCTCGCTTTCCACATTTAATGCATTTCCGTTCATAAGTGCCAGATTTATGATTATACCGTTTTCTGTACTTATGTTTACAAAAGTACTGCATTATTTTTTGAAACATCTTGAAATCACCTCCTTTTTTGTATATAAAAAGAGAGCCTGTTTCCAAGCTCTCCATTGATTAAAATTTATATAATGAATCTCTATTTTTTTTCTCTGTCAAATTTTCCTAAGACAATTTCATCATAAATTTTTTTGATTCCTCTCCTTATGATGTCCGCTTTGGTCATTCCTGTCTGTTCACTACAAAACTTCAACATTTTTGCTTCTTCTTCTGACAGCCTTATTCTTGTATCAACATTTTTAGGACTTCTTGATGGTGGTCTCCCCTTTGGCGGTGTCATTTGCTCTCCTTTCTTGGTTACACATTTATTTTTATTTTGGTTACACATTTAATATATTATATAAAATTATTACTGTCAAGCATTTATTTTCACTTTTGCAATATGAGTATAAAAACAGCACGCATCTCTGCATGCTGCTAAAGTTCGCTTTTAATATACTTACAATCCCGGAACTGTTTCTTTAATTCCTTTCAGGATGTTGGCTGCCTTTTTCATAAGAGAGTTGTCACTTAGATATTCTAACCCTTTCAATGTGATCACCGGCGAAATAGGTTCTTCGATATGCGGGCAATAATCACTGCCGCATTGATCATACGCCACACCTTCTATATATCCGGATTTGCTCAGCATAATCAAGATTTTTTCCCAACGTTGATAGGTTATGTTGAGTCTGGTGTGAGATATTTTGTTTACATCAAATTCATCATAATCCATGGCCTGCTCTAAAGCTTTCAAAATTTTATATATGATCGTAAAATTATCCATTCTCACACCTTCCTTTAGATCTTTGCGTTGACAGTACTTGTTGATATCAATACCATAATATTGTTTTTTCTTTTGGTGGATCTTCTATTTTGGCAAGTCGCTTCAATTCGCGTTTTACATGTGCCGCCGCAAATGAACTAACATTATGATGCTCTACAATCTCTTCACTTTTCAGATTCATTGACATGAACCCTTTTTCTGATCTTCCTTCCGGATAATAATCTGCTGAAATATTATTTTTTGTTTTTGTTATGTTTTTTAAGATTACCATAATATTCATCAGCCTCCTTCGGGTAATCATACGCTTTCGCGGCCATTTCATGTGCCTTCCAGTGTTCCATGGTTGGATTTTCCTCTTTGATTTTCATTTCAAGAAGCTCATGTTCTATCAAGGTCTTATCATGTGGTTTTATATCTTTCCCGATCATAAGCCTCTGCCAGCTTTGTGCAATCGCACAATCTGGATCGAATCGTCTATGCTTGCCAGTATCCGAATCAAAGTACGAATCATCTTCGAATAAATATGCTTTTATTTTTCTTATGTCTGATTCAGCTTTGTTAAGATTATTGGCAATCTTCTTTGCATCTGTTGAAAAGCTCCGAATCTCTTCATAATACATTTCAGCAAATTCTTCTGCTTCTTCGCTGAATATATCTGTAATCCTTGCTCCTGATATTATTATACCAGAACCAGCCTCTTTTGCAACCGTTTTGCCATCGCTCTTAACATATTTCGCATACCATTCTCTATAATTCATAGACGCTGGTACAAGATAGGTCTTCCCGGTTACCGGATCTCTTGCCCTTCTCTTCATTCCCTCCAACATCTTCTCGCCTATGATAGCAATTGTTGTCGATCTGCACCATGGGTGCATGGGCGGGCAATTCTTTCCCGGCTGCTGATCTTTCACAAGGAACACTTTTCCGTCCAGCTCCCGGCATATCTCCGATGTTCGAAGATCCAGTGTCGCAAGATACTGGTACTTATCAATTCCACATTCCTTGTAGGATTCCATTTCGAGCTGGTTGGACAGATAACAGCTTTCTGTTCTAATCAGCCTTCTTGCCTTACTGGATCCACCAGCAAATTTTTTCGTCAGCATTTCTGCTGTCTCTCTTTCTGTTCTGCCTGTGATCAGGTTCACGAGCAGGGCTTCTTTCACTTCCTGGGCAACTGCCCTGGTATTTCTCCAGACTCTCTCGGAGTAATTCATGCCAGACCACTTACTTTTCAATACCTTGTCAACTTGCTTTTGGTCGATATGGGAAAACGAAAATCCGAACCCGGTTCGTTGCTGAATGTCAAAAATTGACCGGTTATAAGCCTCTTCTGCCAGCTGGATATAATGAGCCGTTGTAATCGCCTGCTCCTGTTTATAGACCTGCTGCATGACAAGATCTATCTGCGTTTGCAGCTCTTGTAACCTCTGTATGCGTGCCTGGTATGCCGGAGCTTCCAATTCTGCAAGCAGATCTGCAATCTCTTGTTTTTGGCTGCTACTCTGCAACCTCTGACGCAGTTCTTCGATAGAAGTGCGATCCCTCAATGTATTCAAAAGCTGTAATGCTTCTTTTTCCGTCAGATGGTGTTTCTCCACATACTTCTTGAAGATATCCTGCATTTCCCTGCTCAGGTACAAGGATGCTTTGGCATAGACTTTGGCTACCTGGTCAGCCGTTTCTTCTGCACTCTGCATCCGCTGTGCTGTCCTTGCCTGCCAGTACTTCTCATTCTTTGTCATTTCCGTTTTCTACATCCTTTTGACCATCCGTATCATCTTCGGGAGAAAATGGCGTATTGGGCTGATTTCCGAATATTTCCTGCTGCCGTTTGACCGCTTCCTGTTCTTCCTCTTCGACTGCTTCCAACTCACTTTCTACATCATCCACGAATGGCACCTGTGAAAGCAGTGTTTTGCGGCTGACTTTTCCCCACAGGTTAGAAACAATCTGTGAGATTTCCAGCAGATTTTTCGGCATCGCACGCGTGAATACCGGTACAATTCCAGCTGTATCAATGTGGATCCCTGAACGTGTATTCAGGAAGTTTGCGAAAATCCTCAGCCTCTTTCTCAGTCCCTTCTTGTAATACCGGGTTTTGATTTTTGTGATATTTTCCATACCAAGCAGTTTAAATTCCATCGCAACACCACTTACATTGCCACCAAAACTTTCATCTGTCATGCACGGAATGTGGGAAAATTTGTGGATATCCTGCTCGATTGCCCTTTTCAGGATCTCTACGCCATTTTCATCGAACGTGCGTGTGAGATATTCTGCCTTTGCGTCTGAAGGAAGCTCCAGAAGCTTTTCCTTTCGCAAGTGCTGCATGGCTTTCTCTCCAATGCTCTGGTCTCCGTCCTGGTCCATTTCCTCATCGGAAAGTAACGTGCCGTACAATGCAAGGATTGCGTCCACGAACTGCTCCTTGTCGGTCACACGGTCGCTCA